ACATTAGGATTAAGTGCAGTTTTCTTAACATTATTTACAAAATCGATAACTTTACGCCATGGATTTTTAGTGTCACTCAAACCATGTTTACACGCTCCTATATCATCAAATAAGACAACCTTATGAGATGTACGAAATTCAGATTGATATTCATCAGTTTCATTCAATGTAACCATATCGGTCGTATTAAATTCACCATAAAGATCAGTCATAAGCGCTTTCGCAATCTGAATTGCAAATGATGATTTACCAGTTCCAGGAAAACCATATAACATAATACAAAAAGGTTGCTTACGTAAAGCACCATCAGAGACATCTGTCTCTAAATTATCAATCGCAATATTTAACCTAGCGGCTAAATTAGAATCACGAACTGATAATACATTATAAGAAATTGAAGATTTATATTTCTTCAATCTATTTAATAATGTTGGTACACTATAATACGGTTCGTTAAGTGAACCAATCTTGGCTGTGGTAATCCGAGAAAGATCGGTTTCTATCTCTCCGGATATCAAAAATAAACGCTTCCTTGCCAACCAAACAAAAGAAATGGCGCTACCAACAGTTTTAATGACGTGCTGATTACGTCTCAAAATAGCTATATACCTAGCTAAAGGTGGAAAAATTTTATATAAATTAGTAATCATATTTATTTTTACACTGCACTAAGTGATCAACTCGTGTGCAGCCAGTGTTATTTTGTAGGTGAATGGGCACCTCACTCTAAATAGAGCTTGCCAATATGGCATCAAATCCACAAATAAGCGTGTATTATATTAGCAATTGAAAAACTAAAAATAATATCCGTAATCAGTATTTGTTTTGGATATAGTTTATTATCGATTAAACGTCCAAGAAATTTCGATCAAAATTTTACTAAAACCTTAATCTTCAGGATGATATGCTCCATATAATTTGGCATGCATATCTTCTTTAGATAAAGGTTGAATAGTATTCCAAGGTAATATAAACCTTGGATCTCCGAGCTCACTAGCAGCACGAATCCTCTCACATTTCTTAATAAATTCTTCATAGTATTCTTCTCCATGCAAATATGACTCTCGAGATTGAGATTCAAAATTTGCTTGAAATTGTTCAGGAAAAGTGAGTGGAGTATTTTTAGACTTAGTCCACCAATACATCTTTTTACATAAAGATTCCTTTTCAATTGGAGCCACTATCGAATCCAATTGAGGATGATAATGAAAACTCCTTTTGAGAAAAGAAACTTCATCAATTGTTTGATAAGGAACAGAATCAGCTCCTTTATCAGCCATGGTATATTTAATACCCCAGCTTGAAAAAAACAGCTTGTATACTTGTGTGATTAAATTTAGGGATTCGTGAATCGACTCCCATAGCATTATCATCACCATATACCGCTAATCGAACCCATTGACGAAAATCAGGATTCTTAATTTCTGGATACTCCCTATCCATAATAGTATAAAATGCCATCCGGACTAATAATGAATTAACAATCGAATTCATTTCAACTGTAAGAGGCTGACCCGAAGGTTGGCCACTACA